GATGCTTCAGATGCTAAAGAGTGTTTCGTTCTTGAAGCCATCACTAAAGATCAATACAAAGAAAGATATGGCGATGAAAGAGAGTGTGAGTCAATAGGAGATGGCCGTGTATCTACCGCTTATATAAATAAAGTAGATCAGGTTATCATTGGTAATATCTTTTATATAAAAGAAGAACCAAGAAAGTTATTGCAGCTTAGATCCGGCAGGGTGATTGATGCTGAGGAAAATGCCGGTGTTCTTGATGAGTTAATGGCTGCTGGTGATGTTGTTGTAAAGTCAAGAATTCGCAACAAGAAAGAAGTGTATTCAAGATTGTTTGATGGGAAAGGATGGTTAAATGAAGAGCAGGAGACTGTTTTTCGTGAATTGCCGGTAATTCCTATTATTGCAAACTATAAGCTATTTGAGAATAAGGTCATATATCGGGGGATAGTAGAGAAGCTGCTAGACCCTCAGCGTGTATTCAACTACACCAAATCAAGAGAAGTTGAAGAATGTGCGCTTGCTCCACGTGCTAAGTATTGGATGACAGCCAAGCAAGTTGCTGGACATGAGGATACGATAGCAACACTAAACACTAATGCAAATCCAGTACAGTTATTCAACGTAGATCAAGAAAACCCAGGACCTCCTCAGCAGAATGGCGGGGCGCAAGTTAGCCCTGGACTGGCTACGTTATCACTTGATATGCGTACAGTGTTCCAGCAATCTGCAAGCCTGTTTGCTGCATCGATGGGCGATAATCCTGGTCTTCAGTCTGGAGTAGCTATTAAGCAGCTTCAGGATAAAGGTGACACCGGAACAATAAAATACTTCAAAGCCCGTGAGCGTGGCATTGCTAGAACGACAAGGATATTAGTTTCAACTATCCCGCGTGTATACAACAAAGAACGTCAGATGCGTATTCTTGGAGAAGATGGGTCTGTTGATGTTAAGACTATCAACCAGCCGGTATTTGATCAACAAAGTCAGAAAATGGTTATAGTTAATGATCTGTCAAAAGGTAAGTTCAGCGTTTCATGTTCAGCTGGTCCATCATTCAAAAATAGGCAGCAAGAGACAGTTGCTGCTATTACTGAGATAGCCCAAGTTGATCCAAGTGTTATACAGATTGGCTCCGATATCCTGTTTAACAATCTTTCATCACCTGGAATGGATCTAATCGCACAGCGTAAACGGCAGCAGCTATTTCAAGCAGGACTAATACCAGCAGAGCAGATGACTGACGAAGAAAAACAAAAAATGCAGCAAATGCAAAGTCAACCACAACAACCAGATGCTGCTACGTTGCTGGCAACTGCTGAGATAAACAAAGCACAGGCGCAAGCTGATAAGGTAAGAGTTGATGCTGAGATAGCACAGAGTAGCGAGGCAAGAGCGAATGCTCTAGCTCAAGCAAAAATAGACGGCGATGCACAAAAATTCATGCTTGAGAAGTTCCTGAAACTTGAAGATCAACGTATTGAGCAGCAGAAATCTATAATCGAAGCGCAGAATACAATGGCTAGAACACTGGAAACTATTAAGAATGCAATTGGCGCGCCACAAATTATCGGTGATACTAATGTAGAGGCTTATAAAAAAGCTGCTGACTTAGTTAACCAATCATTAGACATGTAATAACCGCACGTGACGGTATCACGGCAACCTTAGCAAAGGACTCAAATGGATCAAGAAGAAGAACTGCAAACGGCTGATGAAGAATTAGTCGAAACTCCAGAAACGGAGGCTGCTGAATCAGTTCAGGCAGATGAAGAAAATAAAGACCCTGCTGGATTTACAAAGAGGATAAATCAAAAACATTTTGAGTTAATGGAGGAAAAGAGGGCGCGTGAAGCTTTAGAAGCTGAAGTTATCGCGTTGAAGGCCAAGATCCCAGAGATTCAAAAGCCTGTTGTACCTCCTTTGCCAGATCCATACGATGATGATTTCGACGTTAAGATGTCGCAACGTGATGAGGCAATAAAGCGCGTAGCGGCATACGAAGCACAAGAAGAAATTAATCAGAGTAGATTGCAAGAGCAGCATCGCTTGCGTCAAGAAGGTCTTAATAAGTCTTTGGTTGAATCTGTAAAAACATACTCAGATAGAGCTAGGACTCTTAACATTAGCGAAAACGAGTTAAAGGTTGCTGGTCAAACTGTAGCGGCATACGGTATTCATGATTCTGTTGCGGAATTTATCCTGCAAGATGAAAAAGGCCCAGCAATTACCGCTCATTTAGCACGTAACCCGGAAATGCTGGATGCTATATCAAAGCTTAATCCGATTCATGCAGCTTTGTATATTGCTAATAATGTTAAACCTAAACTGCTATCTGGAAAAACTGAATTGCCTGAACCGGCTGAAACTCTCGGGGGCGGCGGAGTCTCAAAACGAGAGCGCGGACCGAAGGGCGCTAAATACGAATAAGGAGCAGTAAGAAATGGCAAGTAATTTTGATAGCAATTTTACAAGAAAGCTGGCGCGTGTATTTCTTGAGAAGTTTGAATCAGCACGTATCCACTCAAAGAACGTTAACACTCAACTGTTAGCTGGTAAATTCGATCCATCGAGCGGTGATACGGTAGACTTCAAACGGCCAACTGATTACACCACGTCACGTACTGCGGCTGGTGATATCACTGGAACTCGCAAGGATATCGTAACAGGTAAAGCTTCTGGAACTGTGCAGAACTATTTCACAGTGCCTATTGACTGGAATGAGGCTGACGAAGCTCTCAAGATGGATCAGTTAGATGAGCTTTTGGCTCCTGCCGCAACCCGTATAGCCACCGATTTGGAATTGGATTTTACTAATTTCATGTTAACGCGTGCTGGTTTGTTGGCTGGTACTGTTGGCACTGCTGCTACAACTTGGGACCATGTCGCCCAAGCTGGCGCTGTGATGATGGCTCATGGCATACCAACTGACGCTCCCTGGTATTACACAGTAAACCCATTTACCCAAAAGAAACTGGCAAGCAATCAGCGTTCTTTAGGTGCTGGTGGAACTGCTGGCGATTTGATCACTGAAGCGCATCAAAAAAGCACAATCAGTACAATGTTCGCTGGTTTTGACCGTGTGATGACTGCTACTACATTGCCGCGTTACACCACATCTAGTGTTACGGATCGCGCTGGTACTCTAACAGCTAACCCAACGGTTACTTATGTTGGCGCTAAAGATTCAATGACCATGAGCATTGCTGTTACGGCGATGGGTGCTAATGCTGTTGTGGCTGCTGGTGAGCTTATCCAGATCACTGGACGCAATCGCATGAATCTATCCACACGTAGAGCGATTATTGATGACACCGGTGCTAACATTCTGTTTACTGGTGTTGTAACAGCTGCGGTGACTCTTGGTGCGAGTGGTGAAGGTACGCTGGTTATCAGTGGACCAGCAATCTACGAAGCATCGGGTGCATTTAATACGGTAGATTCTGCTCCTGTTTCTGGTGACGTTGTTACCAGACTTGGTGCGCACACTTCAACCATTCAGCCCAATATGTTCTGGCATAAAAACGCCTTCTCTATTGGTTCTGTGCCGTTGAAAAAACTGTATGCTACAGATACCATTGCAACGACTGAGGACGGCTTGCAGATTCGTGTATGTAAATACTCGGATGGTGATGCGAACAAACAAATTGTGCGGTTCGATTTGCGCCCTGCATATGCTTGTTTAAATCCATTCTTCGCTGGTCAGGGTTTCGGTAGCTAATAACAACGCAGCCCTTCGGGGCTGCAATCACATGGAGCAAATGAAATGAATAAAATTGTATGGATTAAAGCATCAGGTCAAGAGGTAACTACTAACGATCTTCCTGCCAACATTGAAGCAGCAAAGGCGTTAGGGTGGAAACTCAAGAAAGAAGTCGAAAAGAAAGACAAAGATCAAGATAAAGACAAGTAATCATGGCAACAGTCGCTCAGGTAGCAAAAGCATCACTACAAAGAATCCTGGTACAAACTTCTGAGGCAGATTTGGAGCCTTCAGAATACCAGGACTTTATCTTTGCTTTGAATAACTACATGTTGGCTTTAGATGCTGACGGCATAACTCTTGGCTATACCGTTGTATCTGACCTGGGCGATAATGTTACGGTGCCTACTGGTGCTTTACGTGGAATAATTGCTAACATGGCAATCGAAGTTGCCCCGGATTATAGTGGAATCATAACAGACGGTTTACGTCTGGCCGCTGATGAAGGTATGAAAACAATGAGAAAACTTGGGCAGCATATCGTGTCGACTGAGTTCCCTGGTAATTTGCCACGTGGCAGCGGTAACTACACTAATAACCAGTATTCGTCTAATTTCTACACAGATTTGGAAGCAGATATACTTGCCGAAACAACTGGATCAATAGGGCTGGAATAATGACAACTCAAGCACGCGGCAGAAAGATATCACAGTTCCCAGCATTAACTACATTACCAAGCGATACAGCGCTTGAATTTGTTAGTGCTGGTGTTAATTACCAGATCACTATTGCTAACTTTGAAGCTGCTCTTGGCGTAACTGGTTCTATTGTTCAGGATGGCGATGTAACTGGGGTTCCTGTGCTTGATACACAGGGATCTGTAAACAATATAAGAAACATTGAACCTGGTCCGGGTATTGCGGCATCTGTTTCACCGGATAACGGAATAACTATAGAGCATAACTTTCAAGTCGGCTCTGGCGGGGTTCCTGTGTTAACTGGGATAGCGGATGACAGCCCGATGATAGGCGATATAGTGGCGGGCGACAATATTACATTGACTGCTGTTGACGGTGGCGTGCAGATATCATGCGAAAAAACTCCAGTATTGCCTACGAATTACGTTATTGTTAACTCAATGGATGATTTTCCGGCTGCCGCTGCTGGTGTGCGTACATTGGTCGGGGACACTTACTATTACATTACAACAAATCTAAGCACATCAGATAGGTTTGATGTAAGCAACAATAACATAGCAATCAAGTCAGCTAATGATGTGCAGTTCTCTCAGATCACTTATTCCGGTGCTGGTGACATGTTCACTGGATCGAATGCCAACTTTACTATATCGTCATTGGGTTTAAATGCACCATCAGGTCGACTGTTTAACTTTACCGATACTGCTGGAGTATCTCTACTTAACATAAAGGATGTGACAGTACCAAGCTGCAATAAAATAGCGTTGATAGCTGGCGCATCATTCGGAGAAATAAGAGTATCAGGTTTTAATGTGACTGAAGCTGTAACGGATGGATTTGACTTTGGCACAACAACCATAAATAAATTCACGGTTAGAGATTCGACATTCAAGATATCAGCAGGGGCATTATTCAAGCTTGCAACAGCGGTATTTACTGATTTCAGATTGAATGGATTGAATGCAAACCTTAACGGTGTTGGTGTTTACCTTCTTTCTGGTGCCGCATCATCCGCAAACATCGCAAGCGGATCTCTCGGAACTGTTCATAATGTCAAGACAACAGGAACAGGAACACCTCTCAGCACAATAGCTGTAACTGATGTTCGTTGGCAATTTACAGCAAATAGTAAAATTCAGGATACAAGGCCGAGTGCCGTAGCTTCATTAACTTTAAATTCAACAAATACCACATTCTCAGCATCAAACACGCCAGTTATTGCGAATGGTTCTACTGCATGGGTAGATGGCGGAAAATCACATTTCACAATATCAACGGCTGGTAGGGTGGCATATGTTGGTGAAAAGGATTTAAGCGCATCAGTAACAATAACAGCATCAATACAATCTGCTGGAGCAGCTAAAGATATCGTGGCATACATCGCCGTAAATGGCGCTATTGTTTCTGCCACTCATTGCCGGTCAACTGCCGGAACTACACCAACAACTTTTTCGATGTTATGGCATAGAGTATTTGCCACTAATGATTATGTAGAATTATGGCTTGCAAATCTTGTGGATACGACAAGTATGCAGGTTTATGATGCAGTCATAAGGGTTTCTTAATGCCAATTACACCGCTACCGATAGCAAACGGACATTATGTAAGTGATAGTTTGCCGCTGTCAGCGCAGCAGTGCGTTAATTGGTATCCAAACATAGAGAAAGTAACTCCGGTATTAAGTCAAGAATCTCTTATTGGCACGCCAGGTATTAAACAGGTGGCAACATCAGGCACAAATAACCAGCGCAATCGTGGCGCATGGGTGATGGCTGGTGTTCCTTATTTTGTGAATGGAGGCTCATTATATAAGCTTGAATCGGACGGTGGAACGTTAACAAGTCTTGGTGCTATAAGCGGATCTGGGCGCGTATCAATGTCGGATAATGGGACACAATTGTGCATAGTTGTTCCTGGGTCTGCAAGCGTTGGATACATTTATGACGGTTCAACGTTAACACAGATATCTGATTCTGATTTCACGGCTAATGGCCAGCCTCAGTCTGTTGTGTTTATTGATGGATACTTCCTGTTTACTACCGACAGCAAGAAATTCATCATTTCGGCATTGAATGATGGATTGTCATATAACGCGCTAGACTTTGGAAGTAGTGAAGCGGACCCTGATAATATTGTTGCTCCTTTCGTGTTCAAGAATCAGCTTTATATATTCGGATCTCAAACAATCGAAGCATTCCAGAACATTGGTAGTGCGGATTTCCCATTTCAAAGAACGGGTTTATTCATTCAGAAGGGACTTAAAAGTCAATTCGGCATATCAAGTGCAAGTAGCTCATTTGTGTTTATCGGCGCAGGAAAGAATGAATCTCCCGCTATATGGGGACTTGAAGGTAATGACGTTGTAAAAATTTCTACTACAGCCATAGACTCATACTTGCAAACATTAACGGAAAGTGAGGTAGCAAACTGTTTCTCCTGGTCATACGCTCAAAAAGGCGCTTACTTCATAGGATTCTCTTTCCAAGACACATGCTTCGTATTTGATACTATATCTGGAAGATGGCACGAGAGAAAATCACGTATTAATAATGAGCCAGTATCCTATCGTGTATCGTCTATCGCCACAGCATACGGTAAGGTTTTAGTAGGCGACTCGCAAGATGGACGAATAGGTGCGCTTGATCCTTCGACATACAAAGAATATGATGATGCTCAGGTAAGGGTTGTATCTACTCAACCATTTCAAAACAATATGCAGCCGATATTCCTTCCTGAAATTGAATTGGTTGTGGAATCCGGTGTTGGTAATTCGGATGTATCAGAACCTTTGATTGCTCTCGAAATAAGCAAGGATGGCGGCAAAACATGGGGATATCAAAGAACCAGGAAAATAGGTAAGATCGGTGAATTCCATAAGCGTGCGATATGGAGAAAGAACGGCAGGGTATCAAGATTCTTTGTGCTTAGATTTACATTGAGTGATGCTGTAAAACCTGTTATAATTCAACTGAATGCTAATGTATTGGGCGGTTAAATGCCACAAAATCAATCAAAGCTGAATTTCTCAAGCCCTCTTGTTAATCCTGACGGCACAGCTACTCAATACTTCCAAAGATTCCTTATTCAATTATCTCAAGGCATAGAGATAGTTTCCAGCGGCACACCAGAAGCAGTCATAGAAGCCCCGCAATATACTAAGTATATTGACGAAACAACGCCGTCATCTCCGGTAATGTATGTAAAAATGCTGCCTGATGTCGGCGGCGATCGCAAGAAAGGGTGGTATGCAATATGATCGTTACCAAACGAATATACAACAAAGAGTTAATAAGAAGCATAATCCAGATGGATGAAATTTGGGATTGTGTTGCTGAGGATGGCCAGGCTAGAGAGGATTTTAATCCCGATGTTGATAATGAATGCTGGTTATTAATGAATAACGAAGATTCTATTGTGGCTCTATATAACCTACATGGTATTAATGGTGTCACAGTACAGATCCATGCTCACGTGATACCAGAATACAGAAAGGAATACAGCAAGCAAACCGGCAAAGCAGCGCTTGATTATATAATCGAGAACACTGGGTATTACAAGATAATAGCAGTAGTTCCGGTAATTTATAATAACGTTAAAAAGTTCTGTGAATCATTTGGATTTAAACAAGACGGCTTGCCCGTTTATAATTTCTGTCTTTGCCATGGCAGACTTTGGCAATTTAAGCAATCCATTAGCCTGAGCAAAGTTAACC